TGCTTCATGTCTCGAAGGTGCAACTCATACAACTCCCAAGGATGCTCACCCTGCACATAACCATCCACCCGTTCAGCACCACCCAAAGTTCCACAATCAGCACCAACCAACACAATGAACTTCGCACCAAGATATGCAGCCAAGTGCATCGCACCATGAATCCCAGACGAGCCGATCACCAGCGAGTTGTCGAGCGTAGGCCAGTCCTTGCCAGAAGGATCAAACGATCCACCAGGACGACCAGTGGTCGTTGGGAACGTGACAACCTTGGACATCTCCACTAAGAACTCTGCATCAGTGCCATGCTCACGATGAGGAGTGAACACAGCCAGCGTCTCATCCAACCGTGCTTCCTTCACAGCATCACCGTGATAATGGCTGAACACATAATACCGACTCAACCCGAATACTGACCCAGCAAAGTTTGTTGCCACACAAATCTTGTCATCAAAGAAACTCGGTGACAAATAATTCAGCGTCGCACCAGAGCCGAACACATAGATCGTCTCAAACTCATGCCTATTCCGATAGTCGATCAATCCCATCCCAAATCCCTTCGACGCTTCAAATCCCAAGCCCCAGCGTCAGGAACACCTGACTGCCAACGCAACGCATGCAATGAACCATTCTCTTGGAAACTGCGCTGATTCTTATCAGCCAACGATTCATCCGATCTGATCGTTGAAGAATTGTCGTGAATGATCCCAGCCTGCGAAACCTTCACATCAACATTGATCCGACGCGCACGATCCTCAAAATCATTATCCTCAAAATATGCAGGCACATAACATTCACTAAATAGTCCAACCCGTTCAACAACACCAGCACCCACCCACGCACACGACCAAGCCGGCATCGCACTAGTCAACGTGATCGAGTCAGGTTCACAATCTTTGTAGAACGCTTCTAGTTGACCTGGTTCAAAGAACGCATCAGAGTTCAACAGAATCCAACCATCAGCATGAGGTGTGGACTTGATACCAAGATTCCATGATGGTGCGACCCCAAGGTTTGTTGGCATCCTCCACAGATACCAGTTCTGAATGTGTTGCCAAGGCGCAGTCCACGCCAACATGTCAGGATCGTACCCATCACCGTTGTCAATGATGATCAGCCGCTCGACGGGATAGTCCAATGAACGGATCGCCCGTTCCATCAAGTCATATCTGTTCAGGACTGGGATGATGATGCACGGCACCATTCAGACAACCCCTTCATCACAGGCTTCCAATGAGCATCCCAGACGCGATCAGCGTCGTATGGGGCTGCAAAGTCCACAGCCACCTTGTCAACGCCTCTAGGCGCATCGTAGGACTCTTTCAGGGCATCTACGAGGGAACCCACTTGCGGTGTGCAGAACCAAGACTTCTGATGATTATCCCAGAACGGTTGCACTTCCACAGCCCAGCCACTTCCAACCAACTCGGGTTGTGCAGTGAAGTCCGAGACGATCACCCTGGTGCCACACGCTTGAGCCTCAATCACAGCCAACCCAAACCCTTCACCCATACTTGCTGATAACAACACATCAGCCGACGCATACATCATCGCAACAGCCTGCTGAGGAAACCCAGTCCGATACGCATACTGATCAACAAACTTGTATTGATCCTCACGAATCCCACACGCAGCCAACAACGCAACCAAGTTCACCCCACCCATCGCACCATCCTTCTCCGTGTGGAGATACAACATTGCGTCAGGACGAGTCTGTGCGAAAATACCAAACGCCAACAGATTCTCCGAGAACGACTTACGCGAAGGACTCGCACCTTTGTTCGCTGCGTTCATCATCACCACAAACTTGTCATCAGGAATGCCCATCAGTTCACGACCCGTGAAGTGACGATCACCATTCACAAACTTTGTTGTCGGACTAAACACAGACTCAATGCCGTGCGGAGCGTAGAAACATTCCACATCAACATTGTTCAACATCTTCTGCCCAAACAAAGACATCGCAATCGGCTTCACGTTTGAACGCTTGCACCATTCAACAACATCGACTGGACAAGGCGCATGATCAATCGGAACCCACGACGCAATGTTGTTCACAAGTTTCAACGACTCAGACTTCAACGGCCAAACATCAAACAAAGTCATCAACAAAGGATTCAGATTCTTATTACCGTTCGCCCAATCCATCCAATGCGCAACCATCACATCATCGGAATACGGTGCCATCCCACGTGGATACATTTTAATCCCATTCCAATTTGACGAAACTCCTTCGAGTCCGTACATGGCATGGATCGCTACTTCGTGACCTTCTTTGATGAGCCTTGGGACGGCTTGCGCGGTTTGCGTACCGTAGCCGGTGGGGACGAATGGTGCGTTGGAATACCAGAGGATGCGTAACGCATCGGCATTGGTAAGTCTGCTACTTCGGGCAAGTGTGCTATTCCCCGATGGAGCAACAATTCCGCTTCGAGGTCTGGTAACTCGACCAAGGTGTTCTTGACGATTACGAACATTTGACACTTCCTTCTCCTTCGCAGATCGCAGGGGGAAATAGAAATAGGGTCGGTACGCCCTGCGTGTTCGTACCGACCCTAAGCCTAGGGGAATTATGGGATGTCAAGGGGCAAACCCCTCAAGCCTTACGGCTGGAGGAGATGCTTGACGTGTGATGTTTGTGGCAAGTTGCCGTCAACACGCCATGTGGCGCGGAAGGTAACAAGACCAGCATTGAAGGCGTACTCGTCTGAACGATCCAACTTCAATCCACCGACGGTGCGCACGTAGTACGAAGGCAAGTGGCCAACGATTACGGACTTGGTGCCTGTGGTGGCTTCTGCCATGTTTGGGTTCTCGTAGATTGGCTTGCCCAAGAGCATGTCTGGGGAGTCCATTGCGAGTGCTGGTTGGAACACGTAGTTTCCTGCTGTGTCTTTCAACTTGCGAACACGACCAACTGACTGACCTGTCATCATCCAACCAACACCTGGAAGGTTGCGAGCTGCACCATCCAAGGAGTAGAGAAGGTCGATGAGGTTGTCTGCTGTGAAGCCGGTTGCTGTGCCTGAAGTACCGCCAACAGTTGAAGCTGCAACGATGCCCTTCGGCTGATTGGTTCCTGTACCAACAGTCAATGCTGAACCAACTGCGTAGCCCAATGCGTTGCCTGTCATTTGAGCCAAGAAGCCCAAGATGTCAACACCAGAATCCTCGATCAACTCTGTTGTGAGCTGGGTGAGGAACGAGTACTTGTAAGCACTCAAGGTGATGAACGAGTTGAACTGCATGTCGGACTCGGAGATTGCTGTGCCTTCGCCAGGCAGTGCTGCTGTTGACCAGCTGTACTGCGATGGGATTTGCAAGTTCTCGCCACCAGCAGTGTTCAACACTGTTGATGTTGCAAGAACAGGAGCAACCAAACGTGCCTGTGCAATCACTTGATTGTAGAACGAGGTTGGAACTGGTGCGCCAGCTGAACCCTTGGTGATGTCACGACGCTCAAAGTTGTGCGAACGAACGTCGCCCTTGATGAGTGCGCGGATCATTGCCACGTCTTCTTGAACTGGTGCTGCTGCAACAGGGCGAACCTGGTCTGCAATCTCACGGGTTGCTGCGTCCATGCGAAGTTCGCGTGATTCATCTTCACGGAGTTTTGCGATGGTTGCTGCACGCTCATTCAGTTCGTCGTTGAGACGGCTGTAGGTCTGTTCTTCTTCTGCTGAGAGGTCACGCTTTTCGGCTGTGGCCACGTCAATGATTGCTTTGGCTTGGTGCCAGGCTTGCTGACGAATCTCAACTTGACGGTCTAGATATTCTTTCATGGTTTGATTCTGCTTTCGGATTGTTGTGAATGGGGATACGCAGGGAGTTACTACTTCTCAACCTGATGCGGCTCCGCATACAGCAACAAGGTTGACGGCTCCGTCAACGATGCAGTGATCAGATGTTAGGCGATGGTCTTCAACAAATCAAGGTGCTTCGCCATGACACCGAGACGAGCTGGTGCGGTGTCTTGCACCGGTTCAAGTTTGGCGACAGTTTCACGCAACAACATTGCATGATCTTGCGACAATGTTTGACCTGCTTCAAGTGTCGTGATCGCTGCTGCGAGCTGATCTGCGTCAATTCCTGTGCGAGTAGCAAGGGCATCAAGTGACCTGACTGCTGCTGTGGTAGCTGCATACGCTGGGAATCCTGTGACAACGCTGACTTCATAAAGTTTGATCTGACGAAGTTCACGCGACTGGCCATCATCTGACCACATGTCGCCACCAGAAGGAACGGTGAATCCGAACGACATCGAGTTGACATCACCACGTTGCATCAAGACCGACAGGTCACGACCAATCGTGGTATCAGGCAACGATGCGTCAACGAGCAAGCCCTTGGAGTCTTCAGATAGTCGCAGTGTTTTGGCACGGGTTGTGGCAAGAAGCATGCTCGAATCATGGTTCATGTACATGCGCACATTGTTCTTTGACTTGAGTGATCGTGCGAATGCGCCTGGTGCAATCCGTTCAATGAACGGCAATGGTTCCGAAGGTGAGTTGAACACGGCTGCATATCCTGTGAACGACATGCCGTTACCTTGTGGATCGGCACGAAGTTCAAAGTCGTTTGATGTAATACGTCGAGTTTCAACAGTTTCTTCCATGTCGCCAATGCTAGTACCAAATGAGCCAAGCGATCTAGATGACTTCGGATGACCCTTCGGGAGCAGATCATTGTCGCCAATATATTTTGCATTCTCAGGTCTGCCATTACGCAACAAATACAAGAACGCATTCACCCGTGCATAAGACCATTGATCCCGTGTCACACCTGGACGATGCGAAGTTGAATACGCTCCAGCTCCTCGACGGAACACGGTGCGCAACATACCAACCGTCGCACGTTTGGCAGGGTTGTCACCGACTGCATCGTTGTGTTCTTTGGCTTTGTTTGCCAAACCTTCTTCAATCGCAGCAGACAACTCAATCGTCCCAGACCCAGCAGGAGCCTTCGCAGACCCAACAGGATTTTTATCTGATCCCGTGACTTGATCTTTTGGTGGGGCAGGAGCATCAGCGCGTTCCGCTTTGATTGCCTCAGCCTTCCCCATAAACCAATCCATCGCAGGCTTCGGATTCAGTGGGTTGATTCCCCACAAATAGAATGCAACCGCACCGGCACCAGGGAACTCTTTGTCATCAGGGTTCGAGTTCTTTGGTGCATCCAAGTCCACAAGATGTCTTGCACCCCAAGCGTTCGTGCGAATCACCTTGTCTTCGCTGATGTCACCACGCGCCATATCCCGTGCCTCACGCACAGTCCGATCAACCAAACCATCACCAGCCAAACCTTGCCCGTAGTAATCCAAACCTTTCCGAGCAGCTGCACGAATATAGGCAGGCACATCCAACGACACTTGACGAATTGAAGGCACCTCATCAGCCTTGATTGTTTTCGGGTCTTTAGTTGCGATGCCAAGTGACGCATACGCACGTCGAGCAGCAGCATCATTGTCAATCGCCAACTTGACAGGGTTTTCTTCAAGGATGTCAGCAGCAGTTTGCTTCTTATATTCGGGGGTGGGAATGCTCATATCTTCGTTGAATTGGATGTCGTTGAATTGAACACCAGCATCAGCCAACTCTTGCATCGTTTTTTCTTGATCAGATTCTGGACGACCAGTGACAATGTAGATGTAGTAATCGGGATACAACGAGTTCACATAATCAACATTCTTTTGGATACCTGAACCACCAGCAATCAGAGTGCCATCAATGTCAACGATGATCACTTCATCTGCGTCGGAGTTGCGTTCCCCACCTGGAGCCATATCTTCAGCCAACGACACAGCAACCATCTGATCAACTGCATCCTGCTTCGTAGTGTGGCAACCAATAACAGTTCCATCTTCTTTGATGGTTGCCCAACCTGAACAATCAGGTGACTTGTCAGTAATGAAATAAGGCATCAGACCAACAACAATACTTCAGCATCATCATCCAAGATGGAGAACGTCACCGAACCCAACGCACCCACGTCCAACCCACCAAGCCTCGACCCAGCCTGAGCCGACACCAACACAGGTCGTCGAGGCTTCGGTATCTCAATGACGATCTGTTCTGGTAGTTCTTGTTTCTTGACCGGTGATGCAGGTTGCTTCCACCAACGTGACTCCGAAGGGGGGATATACGGTGGCTCAGGTGGTGCAGATTGCGCTGTTGCCGAACCGACAACATTGCCAAGATCAGCATCAAACCTTGCGCTCTTGATGTCACGCGAAGAAGCAGACGCATCCAACCCACCAAGATCAGCATTCGCAGACACACTTTTCTTCGCTTTCGCTTGAGCCGAAGCATCAAGCCCACCCAATGCGATACTGCCAACAGCAGGAACCACGACTGTTGCCACAGCAGCATTCGAGCCACTACCCAATGAGGATGCAAGTGTTGCAGAATGTTTGACTGTTGCCGTTGCTGTAGCACTTGTCCCACCAAGCGACGATGTGCCGGTGGCAACAGTTAGGAACTGACCACCATCAAGAACAGCTGCGCCATCAAGAGTTGACGTGTCAAGAATGAACGCTTGACCACCACCAAGACCGAAGCCTGCGTTGTCAAGAGTGGTTGAATCGAGGACGAACCGTTGAACGGCCATCACATACCTACGATGCGAGCGTCAATGAGACGGTGAGATTGCCCGAACTAATCGTGTAAGTATCACCAGCCGTGTAAGGGTTGGCTGTGATTGTGCCAGAGAACAAGAAGTTTCCTGCTGTTGACGCATCCCAACAAGTGAAGTGAGTTGCATCTTCTGAACCTGCGATATTAGTCCAACTGATATCTGCATCCGAAGCCAACGCACCAGCAGAAGAAGCACCAAAGGACACAGACTTGCGTGTCGTTTCCACAGCAGGGTTCGCAGTACCAGCAGCACCAGGATCACCAACATGCAATTTGACGTATGGCAACGCCACCGAGAACGATGTTGCATTACCCAATGCGTTCATCCAAGAGTTGCCCAAGTATGTGCTGATTCCGTGTGCCATTAGTCTTCAACCCTTTCAGTGATCGTCAAAATCCGTCCATCACCATCACGCTCAACCGTGCGAACAGTTGGCTTTGACTGTGGGATGTTGACACGAACGACAGTCTCAGGAACATTGATGATCGGTGCAGGAACATTCACAGCCGGAGGCGTATAGTTCAACACCACTTCAGGCATATTGATACTCATATCCTGCGACTTCACTTCATACACCGAAGCAGGATCAGCAGGATTGATTGTTGACAACGCTTGCAACTGTGTCGAAGGCACACCAGTATGCGCGATCTTTGGCAACTCCAACGAAGCCATCACCTCAGCAGGATCAAACCCAGACAGAATCAAACGCTGAGCAATCACCGACTTGCGATCCAACTCAGACAAGTTCGCAGCAGCAATGTCCACGTTCGCCAACGGAACCCGATACACATCCCCACCCTCAGTCGGAGCCATATCCTCGATGCGATGGATGTCGTTGATTGACAAGAAGCCTGATTGCAGACCTGTGGAGAACGCTGCATATCGTGAGGCTTGGTCACCACGCAGCAGACCGTCCACGTTGAACTTCAAGAATGCGCGACTGTCCAACAACTTCTGGTATCCGTCCTCAATCTTGGAGATGTACGGACGCAACGTGTGTTGAACGAAGTGAATGCCGTTCTGCTCTACCGACGCATACGACATCGCTCCAGCTGTGGTGACACCAAGCATTGATGGTGGGCATCGGAAGATGCGACCAATCTCCTCGATGGCGAAGCGGCGTGATTCTAGGAACTGTGCCGAATCGTTGTCAACAGTTGTCTTGGTGAACTTCGCTCCACCGAACAGGATTCCTGGTCGATGTGATCGGCGCAAACCTTTGTGACCTTCTTCAAATCCGTTGACCAAATCTTTGGCTTGTTCACGGGTGAGATTGCCTGGGAACTCGATGATGCCGGACGCTGCTGAGCCTTGACCGAAGAATCGTGCAGCGAACTCCTCCAACGCTTTAGCCAAACCGAGGTTCTCTTTGATCAGGTCAATCTTGGAACGGCCACGAAGTTCACCTGGCAAACGCATCTCGGTGATGTGGATCATGTCGTCAGCACTGATCACATCACGGTTGTCATACACGAAGATTGGTCGGCGTGTTACCTGATCACGGGAACATTCAACTAGTTCAGGGTTCAACACAACCAAACCGACAATGCCTTGATCGTCGCGCAAGATACGTGTGAACGAGTTACCGTTCAACAGCAACGACACCAGCACTTGTTGGAAGTGTTCTGTGCGTGTGACACCAGTTTCAGGCAGGTCAAGCCATGTTGGTCGAGGACGGAATGCTTTGCGTTCTGCACCCACCCGAATGTAAGTATCGACAGGCAAAGTTGAAATTGAATCGGAGATGAGACGGACGCATGCGTACACAGCCTCAATTTTGAGTGACGATATTTGGTCAACGACTGTGCCGGCGTTAGTGGTGAACGAGAAGTTTTCTCCTGCTGCGAACAGCGATTGGAATGAGACGGCTCGTTCCTCGGTGCCTTGGTTCAGAAGTCGTGACAACATTTACTTTTTGACCTTCCTCTGACCGCGCTCATAAGCGAATGCGAACAATAGAACTGTGAAGCCGACAAAGATCAGCCCGATGGGTACCGACACCAAGAATACTCCAAAACCGATGAG